CTCTACACCAACGCCGAGGAGTCCGCAGTCCGCGTCTGCCGCCCCGTCGCCATGAATGGTATCCCGGACGTCGTTGAGCGTGGCGACCTTGTGGACCGCTCCATCCACGTTCACTTGCCTCGCATCGACCCTCGTCACCGCCGGGACGACAGCGAGTTCTGGGATGCCTTCCACGCCAGCCACGCCAAGCTGCTGGGCTCCCTTATGAATGCCGCATTGATTGCTACGCAGAACTATGGTAATGTGGTGCTGGCTGAAAAGCCGCGCATGTCTGCCTTTGCTGTGTGGGCCGTCGCCGCCGAGAAATCTTTCGGGTGGCCAGAGGGCCGACTCATGGAGGTCTACAAGCGCAACCGCTCGGCCGCCGAGAGCCACATGCTCGAATTTCATGGCATGGCCTCTGCTATGTTGCGTATGATGGAAAAGCAAAAGGAGTTCTCCGGAACCTACTCGGATCTTATCGGTCAACTGGAAATGAACATCGGTCCCCGCGAGAAGCTGCCGCAGACCTCCCATAGCTTTGCCGCCGAACTGCGCCGCATCCGGCCCGCCCTTGAACGGCACGGTCTCCGCTTCTACAGCGCGGGGCGTTCGGGCAGCAACTCGCAAAAGGGCCGCTCTCGCATTTCCATTGTCCGTGTTGACGAAGAGGATACGGCAGCCGCATGAGCGAAGATGAGCCCTACGTTCCCAAAGTATCGACCAAGCCTAAGCCTGACCACTTGAAGCGGAAGGAGAAGGCGGATCGGGAGCGCAAACCCAACCGCCCCTCTCAGGGCATGCGTCAGCGCAAGTACCGCCGAGAACTGCGGGAACTCAACATCCACCAGCCCAAGCGCGTCGTCACTAAGCAGCATGTGGAGGCGATCCGTTCCATCAAGGACCAACTCCGCGAGACGTGGCACGCGCATTGGGACAAGGTGGAACGCTTCAAGAACCTGACCCCCAAGCAGGTTGAGTTCGCCCGTCAGTACGCCATTAACGGTCGGACCAACAAGTGCGGTGCGGCCCGGCTCGCCGGCTACGACAGCGGCAACTACAATATCCTGCTTCGTATCGCCAACCGAAACCTAGCCATTCCACACTTCCACGACCTAGTAACTGCGTTCGAAATTGAGGAGAAGGCCCGCATGAAAATTTCCGTCCAAGAAGTAGTCGAGTGGTTCCAGCGTATCGCTGCTGCCGCCATGGAAACCGGCGACTACGCAAATGCGAATCGTGCCATGGAAAACCTTGCTAAATATCTTCAGATGTTTGTAGAACGCAAGGAAATTACTCATCGAACAGTCCACTCGCGGGAAGAGTTGGACACCCGTATCAAGGAGCTTACGTCGGTTCTTCAGGAAGCTGACGCCGAAATTGAGGACCGAATCCGGATTAACTGATGGATACTAAAGAGGATAAGCTTCTACAGGCTAAAGCAGAGCTTGTAGAAGTCCTCCACCAAAAAGCCGTACTTGAAGCACGCGACGACTTTTATGTCTTCGTAAAGCTGCTTGCACATTTGATGCTAGATGGGAATGATTTTCGCAACGGGCGGCACATCCAAGCCATCGCCGCCACTCTGGCCGACGTAGAGGAAGGTTCCATCCCTCGCCTCATGCTGGCGTTGCCGCCGGGCTCCATGAAGTCCGTCCTCCTCATGCTGTTCGCCGCGTGGTCTTTCGGGCGCAACCCGACTTGGCGTGTCATGTGGATCTCACATACCACGGACAAAGCGGTTGAATGTTCGGGCCGTATCCGCGACCTAGTCCGTTCCACTGAATACCTCGAAATCTTTCCGGGCGTCCAGATCCGCGACGACATGTCGGGCGTCACTGGCTGGAAGCTAACGGCTGGCGGTTCCTTCCTCCCCGCAGGCGCGGGCAAGTCCATCGCCGGTTACCGCTTCAACTTGGGCATCCTCGATGACCCCCTCTCGGAACAGACCGCCAAGTCCGACACCGAGCGTGACCGCGTCAATAACTGGTACGGCCCCGGCTTTCGCTCCCGTAAGCTGCCCGACTCCCGCATCATCCTCGTCAACACCCGGTGGCATGTCCGCGACCTTTCCGGCTTCCTCCTCGACAAGGCCGCCCGCAACGGCAAGGTCGACCAGTGGGAAGTCATCTCCATTCCGGCCATTCTCGACAAGCCCGCTGCCGACTACCTTATGCTTGAAGAGGGCGCGTCCTACTGGCCCGAATACATTACGATGGACGATCTGACCACGACCCGTGAGAGTCTGGCCCGCTCCGACTGGGGCGCCCTCTACATGCAGACTCCGGTCGGTGACGATGGCAACGTCTTCACAAAGGACGACTTCCAAGACTGGGACGAAGAAGACCCGCCCGAGTGCGACGAGATCATCCAGACCCTCGACACTGCCTTCTCCACCAAGGCCACCGCCGACTACTCCGTCATCCAGACTTGGGGCATCTTCCACCTCACCTACACGGACGACAAGGGCTTCGAATATCAAGAGCCCAATGCCATCCTCCTGAACCAGGTGAGGGGCCGGTGGACATTCCCCCAGCTTCGTAACATTGCCAAAGAGCAATATGAGGCGTTCCGGCCAGACAAAATGGTAATCGAAAACAAGGCTTCCGGCCAATCCCTAATTCAGGACCTCAAGCTTAACAAGCTGCCGGTATTGCCTTTCCAGCCTGACCGTGATAAGCTAGCCCGCGCTCATGCTGTAACTGGCATTATCGAGCGGCAGCGCGTGTGGATACCTCTCAAGAAGAAGTACGCCGCCGAACTGCTGCAAGAGGCATTGGAGTTCCCGAAGGGCGCCCATGACGACTCGGTCGACGCAATGGTCATGGCCCTTCTTTACTTGCGTCGCCGCTATGAACTGACACAAGAAACTGTCAGCCGCCCCGAAGGACCTTCTAAGCGGCGCCCATTCCGTAGCTATTGGAGCCAAGTGAGCCATGTCCGATAATCCGATCCTCCCGTCCGACGACAACGAAGCGCCCGAGATCGAGTTCGAGTTCTCGGAGGAATCCCTCCTGCTCATTCCAGACGCCGAAGTCATCGAGGTCGATATGTCATTCGATGCCAACCTCGTCCCCTTCCTAGACAGCGCCGTCGTAGACGACATTGGCTCCGACCGTCAAGACGTACTTACGTCCTTCAAGAACTCCCGCCAGCAGTGGGAAGAGAAGATCAAGAAGGGCATCCAGTGGCTTGGCCTCAACACGGAAGGCGAGGGCAACACCGAAGTCGACGGGGCCTGCACCGCCGTTCACCCGCTCCTCATCGAGAACGTGGTCAAGTTCCAAGCCAAGGCCATCCAAGAGTTGTGGCCTGCGCGCGGCCCCGTCCGTACCCGCATCCTTGGCTATACCGACCCGGCCCGCGAACAGGCTGCCGCCCGCGTCAAGTCCTACATGAACCACCAGCTTGTCGATCAGATCGCAGGCTTCTATTCGGACCTCGAACGCAACCTGTTCCGCGTCGGCTTCATGGGCGTCGGCATCCGCAAGGCCGGTTGGAACACGCAGACCAGCACGCCTGACCCGACCGTCGTCTACGCCGAAAACTTCTACATCGACCCGGCGGCTACCCATCTCAAGGATGCCGACGAGTACATCGAGGTCATGGAACTGTCGCCGCGCAAGATGCGGAACCTCGTAGACAGCGGCACCTTCCTCAAGCCCGACGAGAACGACTCCGAAGAAACCCTCGACACCAACGAAATCACCGAGGCCATTGCCCGCGCCCAAGGCTTCGACCTGTCGCTCGAACGCAAGGGCTATATGGTCGGTGAAGCCCACTGCTACCTCGACCTCGAAGGCGTCGATCCCCTGCTGCCCGACGGCGGCATGGCGCCCTACATCGTCCACTTCAACGTCAAGACGGGCAAGGTCTACTCGATCAAGCGCAACTGGCGTGAAGCCGACGAAGCCATGCAGAAGCGCCTGTGGTACACGGTCGATCACTGCATCCCTGCCTTCGGCTTCTACTCCCTTGGCTACGTTCACCTGATTGGCGACCTTGCGGCGGCTTCGACGGTGGCGCTTCGTGCGCTGGTGGATTCCGGTCAGTACGCCAACTGGCAGGCGGGCTTCAAGTCCCAAGATGCCAAGTTCTCCGACAGCGATACCCCTCTCGGCTTTGGTGAGTGGCGCGACGTCAACTTGGCGCCCGAGGAACTGAAGAGTGCGTTCTTCCCGCTGCCTGCCAAGGAACCGTCGCAGACCCTCTTCACCCTGCTGAAGTTCATGGTGGACAGCGGCCAGAAGTTCGCTGACGCTGCCGATGAAGTCGTGGCCGGTGCCTCCAACTACGGCCCGGTCGCCACCACGCTGGCCCTCCTCGAAACCTCGCAACGTTTCTACTCGTCTATCCACAAGCGCCTGCACCAGTCGCAGGGCGAGTTCCTCAAGCTGCTGGGCGAACTGAACTTCGAGAACCTGCCCGACGTTGTCAACTACGTCGTCAACTCGGAGAACCAGTTCGTTCAGCGCACGGACTTCGACCCCGCTGTCGTGGACGTACTTCCGGCCTCCGACCCCAATGCTATGACGGAGTCGCAACGTGTCGCCCGTGCCCAGGTCGAACTGGAAATGGCGGCCCGCTTCCCTCAACTCCACGACATGAAGGAGGCGCTGCGCCGCTTCTACTATGCGATGGGCACCGAGAACATTGACAAGCTGCTGGTCGATCCGATGGCCAATGCTGTCAGTGCCGACCCGCTGACCGAAATCCAAGTGGCTATGGGCGGGAAGCCAATCAAGGCCCAACTTGGCCAGAACCACATGGCGCACATCGCAGTCAAGGAAGCCTTCCTCAAGTCGCCGCAGATGCAGGGCACCAATGATCCGACTGTCGCCGTTGGCATGCAGTTGCTGACGTCGAATATCTCGGAGCATAAGGTTCTTATGTTCGTGGCACAAGCGGCCCTTCTCGCCCAGCAGATGGGCATGCCCATCCAAGACGAGAACGTCCAGGCGCAGATCGCCACCCAACTGCTGATGATCTCGGCACAGTCGGGCATGGGCGGTGAGCAGGGTCCGAGCGCCGAGCAGCAGATGATCCAACTGAATGCACAGGAGCTTCAGCTTTCGGCGGCCCGTATCCAGTCGCAGGATGTTCGCGAGGCTGCCAAGATCGCCCTCAAGAATCGCGAACTGGACCTGAAGGAAGCTGGCATGTTGCTGGATGCCGAGGACAAGAACAAGAAGAACCAGATTGCGGCATCTGGAAAAATACTTGATAGTTCTGCCAAACTAGCCGATCTTCAAGCTACGAAACTGGCAGAGAGGGCTAACCTCGCAGGTCAATGAGACTACTATCCGAATACGTAGCAGAAGTACAGAAGAGAATAGACAGGGAGAAGGACTCTCTGTCTAGGGGTGCCGCCAAGTCCTACGACGACTATGCGAGGGCTTGCGGCACCATTCACGGCCTCAACACAGCCATTGAACTGTTGAAGTCGCTGTTCGAGAAAACCCCAATGGAAGAAAGGGACTAATGATTACCGCGCGCACGCCTCTTGACGGGGCGCTTACCAACGACCAGTGGGTGTCCCAGGAAGAAATTCCTGACCCGGCCCCGCTGCCTAGGATTCCTGGCGTAGGGATTCTTGTCCGACCGGTGCCCATTCGGCGCAAGTCTGCGGGCGGAATCCTGCTTCCCGATACGTTCCGTGAAGACCGGGAATACCTCAACACTGTGGGTCGTGTCCTTGCTCTCGGTGAACTGGCGTTCGTGGACGAAGATATCTACCGGAAGGGGCCGTGGGTCAAGCCCGGTGATTACATCGTCTATGCCAAGTTCGCTGGCCAGAAGATTTGGTGGAAGGGCGTCAAGCTCCTGCTGGTCAAGGCATCCTCCATCGAACTGGTGGTCGATAAGCCCGAATACCTCGACGCCAACTTCAAGGAATAAAATCCCATGTCTGACGGTTACAAGGAACTCGACCTCGACAATCCGGGCAAAGCCTCTAAGGAGGAAGCCTCCGATATCGAGATCGTCCACGAAGGTCTAGAGCCCAACGAAGTCGAAATCGCCCCCGAGGCGGAAGCCCCCACAAAGGCCGCTTCCGAACCGGAGGCTGACGACGATGACGACGACTCTAGCACAGAAGCTACTCCTAGCGAGCGCACTAAGAAGCTGACCCGGAGCCAGCGGCTCAAGGCCCAACGTGACGCTTATGCCCGACAACTGAACGAAGCGCAAGCCCGTCTTGCCCAAGCTGAAGAACGGGCCAAGAAGTTCGAGCAAGATGCCAACGACGGCGCGGCCATCGGCTTCGACTTCTACGCTAAGAGCATCGACGCCTCTATGCAGGCGCTTCGACGGGACTTTGACCAGGCCTTCGACGCGGGTGACCGTGAGAAGATCTTCGAAGTTCAGCAGAAGATGGCTACCCTTGCCGCCGAAAAGCAGCAGATCGAAAGGGACCGGCGCTCGATCCCTACGAAGCCGACTCAGCAATCTGGGTCGGACACCCCGCAGCAGACCCGGCAGACACAGCCTAGTCAGCCTGCCCGCAAGGCGCCCTCTCCCGCCGCTACCGAGTGGTATGAGCGCAACAAGACTTGGTTCAATAAGGACCCCGTCATGACGGCCGGTGCCCGTGTCATTGACCAGCAGATGGTTGCGGACGGCTATCAGCCCGACGACCCCGACTACTTCGACGAACTGGACAAGCGCCTCAAGTCCGAGTTCCCGACCAAGCTGGGTGGCCGCACTGCTGCTCGCCCCGCTTCCAGCAACCCTACCATCCAGAACCGGGCGACGCCCGCTGCTACTCCCGGCAAGGTCCGCGTCACCATTACCCAGTCGGATCGCGAGATGGCCAACCACCTTGGCATCAGCGTTGAAGACTATGCACGCGAAAAGGCCCGTGCCGAACGTGCTGCCCAGACTACCAGCCAATATACGGAGATTGTGTAATGCCCCGCAAGAGCATGGCTTCCGACAACTCGCTCGATGAGCCTCTTGAAAATTCCCTTGACATGGAGTATAATCCTCCAAATGCGCTAGAAATCCCTCCCATGCCCGATGTGGACCAGTACGCTTACCGATGGGTCCGGTTTCGAAATGGGGATCAGGACGATTTCAATAACATTTCTCAGCGCATGCGAGAAGGGTGGGCATTCGTGCCGCTGGAAGAAGTTCCCGCCGGTTACGTTTTCCCCGGTCTCGAAAGCAAGATTTCTGCACTGGCAGGCGCCGCTATCAATGGCGACCTTGTTCTGGCGAAGTTGCCGCGACGTAAGGCGGAAGCCATCCAAAAGTGGGCCGAAGACCGGGCCATTCAAGCGGAGCAGGCTTTCGATATGAAGACGGTGAGCTACGAAGACAGCACGGGCCGAGCGCAGCGTTTTGCCAATGAAGGTTCCAAACGCTTTTCCCGAGGGCGACGTCCCTCATTCGGATAACATACAAAGGAGGATAAGGTGCCCGCTTCTTTCGCACCCTTCGGACTCCGCGCCGTGGCTGCCCTTGGCACGCACGGTAACGAAGTCCGCGCTTATCCGCTTCCCAACGGCTCGGCCTGCCCTGACCTCGGTAAGGGTTCTCCGGTCAAGCTGTCGGGTGGCGTGATTACTTCGGCTGGCGCTAGCGGCGATGGCCCCCTGCTGGGCGTTGCTGCTGGCTTTGCGTGGATCGACCCGACCACGAAGCAGCCGCAGCTTCGCAACTCGATCCCGGCGGATACGTCTTCGGCTGGCCTGTACGACGGTTCCGACCGTCCGACCGCCTACGTCATTGACAACCCGTTCGCGACGTTCCTGATCCAGGCAAATGCCTCGGTGACGGCGGGCGATCTGGGTCTTAACTTCAACGTGACTGCCGCTGGCGGTGATGTGGACTCCGTGTACGGTGTCTCGCGTTACGCGCTTCAGGCGTCTACCCGCACCTCCGCCATCAATACGGCGGTGAAGCTTGTGGGTCTGGCCAACATTCCCGACAATAACTGGGGCGATCCGTTCCCGGTGCTGGTTGTGAAGCTGAATGGCCCGATCCTCCAGCAGGTTTCTGCGGCTTAATAGGGGGACATAGAAAATGGCTATTTTGACTCGCGCCCAATTCGCGAAGCAGCTTGTCCCCGGCCTCAACGCTATCTTCGGCACTGCTTACAAGAGCATTGACAACGAGCATACGCCTCTCTTCGATGTGGAGAAGTCGGATCGCTCGTTCGAAGAAGAAGTGCTGATGACGGGCTTTGGTACGGCCCCGGTCAAGTCGGAAGGCGATCAGGTGTTCTTCGACACCGCGTCGGAAGCCTGGACCAGCCGCTACACCCACGAGACCGTTGCGATGGCGTTCGCAATCACCGAGGAAGCTATCGAGGACAACCTCTATGGCACCACGGGTAAGATGAAGGCGAACGCGATGGGCCGTGCGATGGCGAACGCCAAGCAGGTCAAGGCGGCTAACGTCTACAACAACGGCTTCTCCACTAGCTCGCTGTATGCGGGCGGTGACGGTCAGCCGCTG